TAATTAGTGTAACACCAAATCCAGGTCAGTTAGTTAAAATCATAAGATATGATGATATTACACAAAAAACAGAATTTATAGGGCCTTATACTATTGATCAAATATCATTAACTGAAGAGTATAGGAATGTTGTTAATAATTTAGATAAAAATTTAAATTTAAAACAAATTTTACCCAAAAAAAATAAACCATTTATATCTGGATATAATAATGAACAGATAATACTTGGCGATAATGAGGTTATTATTAGATTAAATCACATTGATAAAACAAATAAAAATAGAAAATCCAGTTATCCTTTTATTCAACTTTCTCAATTTAATGATAGTTATAAAATCGTAGATCAAGTAACGCAAGCAAATGACTCACCAGACGTACCAATTGATCATATAGGTCAATTATTCATTAATTATCAACCAAAGAATAGACCATCAGATAAAAATTTTACAGCAACACTAGTATTATTTAACTCAACAAAAATAACTAATAGTAGGAATGAAATTGGTTTAACAAAAAAAACTTATCAACCAAACAAAAGTTATATTGAAATAAACACAGATAATTTTATAACAAAACATGTTATAAATTGTAATAATTCGAATGATTTAGCTCGTGTTATTGATGATATTTTAATTTCATATAGCGCCGATGGTTCACTTAAATATTATGATATTAATGAACAATCTAATATTCAAGTAATAGAAAACGAAAAAACGACAATAACGGTATTTAATAACATACCAGTAACACCAAATGCTGGTGGTGCGTTAAACCCATCTAATATAATACCAGGCTTAAAAAACTGGATATTTAGGTTAACACCAAATACAAATATAACAAATTATGTAGGTTCTTTTACAAAACCAAATTTACCCGAAAATAATATCGCAACAATAACTTATAACGATTTTATTGGATTAGATAATCTTATATCAACAAAATATAATAATTCAATAAGCTACGGTTTATTAAATAATAAAAATGAAACCACAATTGTAACCACACAACCAACACCACAATCAACAGATATTCCATTATCGGTACAAACAACATATTCTGATAAATATTTATTTTTAAGTAGTTTAAGATCCTTAAATATTGTGGACAATTTTGATTTTGATGGAATACCACCATACAATATATCTGAATTTTTAAACAGCAGTAAACAAAATGTAAAAACACACGGTTTCGTTCGCGGTGAAAAATTAATGGAATTTTTATTTGAAATGTTAGACATGTTATCAAAGCATGGTCATGAAGCTGGCAAAGATCCTAGAGCATCAATAATACAATCAACACAAGAGTCGATCGATAATCTAAAGAAGAGAATTAAGGATGAGTTAAAAGAAAGTCAAAATAATATAATAATTAATCATAACTTCAGAACGGATTAAACTATTTATTAACATGGGAATATATCGTACATACTTTGATAAAAACAATACAATTATAGAAAATTCTACAATTAATACTGGTAGAAATCCTGTTTCTGAATTGTATTTTGGTGATAAAATTAGTAGATTTTTATTTTACTGTTCTTTTTATGAAATTAAAGAAAAAGTAACACAGAAAGAAATAATTATAGATAATGATACTAAACATTTTTTAAAAATAAAAAATACATCAAATTTTGATATATCACAAGTATTATCAGATGATAATAATTTATTATTTGGTGACAAATATAGGTCATCATCTTTCGATTTAGAAATAAGACCCTTTCGTGAATTTTGGGACGAGGGTATGGGCTTTGATTTCGATAAAAGTTTAACAAGCAAGCCATACGATCGCGATTATAACTCAGAGCCGTCTAATTGGATTAGCGGTACATATATAAATGAGTTTATAACATCGGGTGGTACGTTAGGTAGTGTTATTAATACACAACATTTTGATTTAGGTAGTGAGGATATTAGTATTGATATAACTAATTTTGTTAATGGTTTAATAACAAGTGGTGTGACCAGCGGTATAACAGTAAATGGTACAAAAACAGGCATAACTTATAATTACCAAGGTTTTTGCTTAAAATATACTGATGCTGTTGAGTCATTAGATCCAGGAAAAACATTTGCTTTAGGTTTATTTACCAGACATACACAATCTTTTTTCGAACCATTTATTGAAACAAGATATAATGATCATATCAAAGATGATCGTATTGATTTTTATTTAAATAAAATAAATAGATTGTATTTATATGTTAATGTTGACGGGAATCCAACAAATTTAGATCAACTACCAACATGTGGTATACAAAATATAACATTACAATCACCATTGGTTGTAAAGCAACAAACAAAAGGCGTTTATTATGTTGAATTTTTTGCAGATGACACCATATTTGATTCATATACCGAATATAGAGATATATGGTCTGGTATTACTATCAACAGTGTTAACAAATCACCAATTACTTTAAAATTTGTACCAAAACAAGATAATGATTACTATCAAATAGGTGCCGAAATAACTGAACCAACAAACTATGGTGTTTCATTAAGTGGTATAAAACAAGATGAAAAAATAAAACAGGGTGAAAAAAGAAAAATATATGTCCATCTAAGAAAACCATATACTGTTGAACAACAAGATATTGTAACGAATGTTTTTTATCGTTTATACATTAAACAAGGTAATAATCAAGTTGAAATATTAGATTGGCAAAATGTAAATAAAACTTACAATTCAAATAATTTCACAATTGATACGTCATGGATGGTTCCACAAATTTACTATATTGATTTAAAAATTGAAAGAAATGGTGAAGTTAATTTATATAATGAAGAGCTTAAATTTGTAATTGTAAGTAAATTAAATTATTAAAAAATAAAAATGATATTAACTTATATAAACCCGCTTAATAAAAATTATAAAGGCGAATACACCTATGAATTTTTATTTTCCGAAGATACTGATATTGATTTGGGTGATGATTGGGACGTTCAACCAGCATCTAGTGGCGTTGTTACACCACCACCTGTAAACTCAATTATTGGTGTTGGCGCACTAAAAACAGAACATTTGGAGTTTGATTTAGCATTATCATCAGACAACTTTTCAATGTACGATTGTTTAGAAAAAATAATAGCCTTAGGTTGGGAAAAAGAAACACCAGAAAATGATGAGAGATTAGTTTTTCACTTTGGGGAGGAGTCTGAGAGTGTTTTATCAAAATTATATGCTAGAGATATTAATTTGGAAATAAAAAAAACTAAATAAAAAAATATAACATGAAAAAACAAGAATTTTTAAACAAACTAAAAGAAGAGGGTGAATTACCAATTAATATAGATCAAAACACTAAAAAAAGTGTTGATGATGTTACCAATTCAATTAATAATCTAACACAATCTATTAGTGATTTAAAGACATCTATTAGTGAAAAAAGCGAGGAAAGTGAAGAAAATGAAGAAAAAATAGACCAAAATTTGGTAAATGAAAATATTTTTCGTATTATTGCAGAATCAGAAACACCAAAAATCTCAAAAAAAGAAGTTTTAGATTTTTTAAAAGATAAATAATATGATAAAATTTACAGAAAAAGAAGCGCCCGTTATTACACCAACAGTAACACCAACAAAGGATCCTTCAAAAATTAAATTTCCTAAACCACAGGTTAAACCAAAACCGCAAGCATAATAATGTTTGTATATTAAAAATATATTTCGTATATTTGCTTTTTTATAAATTTAATATATGAGAAATGTAAATATTGATTTAACTGGTTATTCAAAAATCATTAATAAAAAAATATTAAATCGTGTTGCAGACAAAAAACACACGATGGCTAATATGCCTTATTATGATAAATCAAATGAACCCACTAAATTATATGAAGAAAGTTTAATTGAAAGTAGATTTAAAGAACTATCTAATTCATATAATAGAAGTTTCAATACCGATATAACTAATATCAATCCATTCGATGTTATGATAAATGCTGCTAAAAATGGTTCCATGATACTCGGTAAAGAAAAACCAAAAAGATTAGAATTGGTTAAATTAGCGGAAAAAATTGGTAGGGAACAATTTAATTTATCAAATGATGAAGTTATTTTTGATTTAGAGTTGGTTAATCCTGGTGATTGTAGTTTCCCAGGTGAAATAGATAAGGAACAAAAAATTGAAGAAGATTTTATACAATCAACTGATTTTGATGTTCTTAAAAAAAGAACAATTAATGCGTTATCTCAGGGTTCAGCATTAAAATCACATTATATTTTTCATTTGTATGCTGATGAGTTTAATAAATTATGCCCAGGTATTACCGATAATTATCAAAAAGCCTTAGTTGCAAATGATTTAATCTATTTTACAATAGATGATGATCAATTTCAATCGGGTCTATCTTCTGGTGATGATTCCTCAAATGCTGGATACTGCAGAATTAATTTCGATGGTGATATACCAATAATTGAGGCTAAAGCGATTAGTACACCGATATTAATTCATGAAATCACAAAAGCTATTATAACACTTTTATCAATACCTGGTATTCAAAATATGAGGGAGGATATTGCCGATGAAACTGATTTTATTATGTCAGAATTGTGGGAAATTAGATTTGGTGCGAATATTTGGAATAGTTTCCATAGTTTAATTAGCGTTGATGATTATGATATTAAAAAATTAATTATTATGGATATCTTTAAAATGGATTCCGAAACTTTTGTTAATGAATTTATGTATAATGTACTAAATAATCCAGAATTAGCTAAAAAAGAGATTAATTTTATGGTTAAAGATATTAGAAAAAAGATTAGTAATTACCAGTTTCTTAATGATTCTAGTAATGATGATATTAATCCATCTGACTATTTCTAAAATAAAAGATATTTATATGAAAACAATTTGTGAGTATTACAGACAAAAGACAATTATTATTAGAGTATGCTAAATGTGCTGCAGATCCATCTTATACTATCGAAAGTTATTTTGAAACGTTCGATAAAACACAAGAGGGGTTTGTGCCATTTAAATTATTTGATAAACAAAAGTTACTTATAAGTAATTATGAGGCTAATAGATTCAACCTAGTATTAAAGTACAGACAAGCTGGTATTTCAACGGTAACAGCCGCATATGCAGCTGTTAAAACGGCATTTGCATTGTCCGATAACCCAGAAAGAGTCCTAATTCTAGCTAATAAACAAGAAACTGCAGTTGAATTTTTAAATAAAATTACTAATTTTATAAAACAACTACCTGATTGGTCTATCGTCTCATTCGATAAAGCATCTCAAAAGCACGTCAAATTATCTAATGGGTCTGAATTAAAAGCCGTTGCAACATCTACGGATGCTTTGCGTGGTTACACACCCACTATAATGATATTAGATGAGGCTGCCTTCATTGAAGGTGGTCAAGCATTATGGTCAGCGTGTTTGGCGGCGATTGGTACTGGGGGTAAAGCTTTTTTAATATCAACACCAAATGGTTTAGATGAAATTTATTATGAAGCTTATGAAGGTGCAATCAGCGGAACCAATAAATTTAAAATTACACACTTAAAATGGTGGCAAGACCCACGTTTCAATAAAGATTTAAGATTAATTAAAACCAATGATATTATATCTTGGATACAAAAACCTGAAAATGAAAAAACTGAAGAGGTAATTGAATCAGCCATTACATTTCATATTGATGTTATGTTAAAATTACTAGAAGAAGGTTATAGACCACATTCAACATGGTATGAAAACATGTGTCGTGATATGAACTTAAATAAACGTATGATTAACCAAGAGTTAGAGTGCGCGTTTATCGGTTCAGGTGATAACGTAATCGAAGGTCAAGTTTTAAGAAAACAAGAAGAAACAAATGTAATACCACCAATCTATAAAGATACTGAATGGGAAAATAATTTATGGGTTTGGCAAATGCCCCAAAAAGGTCACAGATATTTATTGGGTTGTGATGTTTCGCGTGGTGATTCTGAGGATGCTACGGGTATGTGTATTATTGATTATGATACATTTGAACAAGTACTCGAATATCATGGTAAGGTACCACCAGATATTGCCGCACAATTAGTTGATCATTATGGTAGAATGTACAATGCTTTATCCACTTTTGATATAACTGGTGGTATGGGTATAGCCACAACTCAAAAATTAAAGGAACTTAATTACCCAAAATCTTTACTACATTATGACAATGTTAGTGAAAATGATATTTACTTTGTTCCATCACCTGATGCGATACCAGGTATCAATTTTGCATCTAAAAATAGGAGGAGTCAGATTATCGCGGCTTTAGAAGAAGCTGTATCAAGAGGTGATTTTAAAATTAGGAGTGAGCGTTTAATTGCTGAATTAAAAAAATTCATTTATAAAAATGGTAGACCTGATCA